TTTCATGGATTAAATTCCGATGGCGGAACGCTGCGAAGCGAGGCGGTCGGATCCGTTGACGATGCGCACCATATTCACCGCGTCGATTTCGTGGACCGTCTTCCCGGCTTGCTCGTATTTGTAAGCGCGCAAATCGAGCGTGAACGTGAGCGTGCTTTTTTCGCCCGCTTTCCACTGCCCGGGCTCCACGCTGCGGACGATGCCGGACATGGTGACCTTGACCGGCTCAACGCTGCCGTCGAGGGATTCGAGCGCGCCGCGAGCGATAAGCGGCACCGTTGCGCCCTCGCCAAGGCCCCAGAGCGCGAGGGCGTCGGAGTCGTAACTTGAGAGCACGAAACTTGCCTCCATTTTCTCCTGTCCCATCTCGACGGCAATCGGCGTGTCCATGCCCCCGGCGCGGAAGTCCTCCACCTGGAGCCCGAGGGTCGGGAGTTTTAATTCGTCGATCTGTCCGGCATAGCCGCGACCGTCCACGAACAAGTTAAAGTTTTTGAGGATGCGGGATGCGGTGCTCATGGCTTAGGCGGTGAGTTCTTCGATGTAGTCGTTTGTCAGGATGGCCCGGAAAATGATGTGCTCGGCGGGATAAGGCGGCGTGAAGTCGAAGTTGAAGTACACCTTGCCCTGCGCGATGTTGGCCGGGGTGTTGAGGTCCGGATCGGGCCAGCACTTGCCGCCGAGGATCGCGCCTTGGTTTTTCAGGCTGCGGAGGTAGCCGTTGACGCTCTCGGAAACGTCTTCCAGATAGGTCTTCGTGATGTTGCGGTCGATCGCCCAGAAATGCGCGGCCTGGATCGAGTCATAGATGAGGTCGGCGGTTCTGCGGACGCTCAGGAACGCAAAAGCGGGGTCGGCGCTTGTGCTGCGGTTGCCCCAGAGGCGGAAACCGTTTTGGCGGATGATCGTGGAGACGTTGGCCGCGTTGAGGAGGTTGGCGCTGCAATTCACGTCGCCCAGAATGAAATCCACGGGGCGGGATGCGCCGGAGATTCCGAGAATCTCTTGGTTGGAGGGGCTCCACCAGAAGCCCCGGTCGTTGTCGCTCTTTGCGATGAGCCCGGCCACACGCGAAGAGGCTGGCTCGTTGACGAGCACGCCAGCGCGAAGAACCTGGACTTGCGGGTCCACGATCATGAGCCGGTCGGATCCGAACCCCTGCGCGTAGGTGATCGCTGCGGCGTCGGTCGTGTTGGGGCCGTCCGCTATGACCACGGCGCGAAGGCGGGTGGCCACCGCCAGAAGCTCGCTTGTCGCGGCCTGCTGATCCGAGAAGCCCGGGGCGATGAGCACGCGAGGCCGAACACCCAGCGAGGTTTCCGCCGAGGTGAACGCCCACGCGCCGGTTTTCAGCGAGGAGCTGCCAACGATGTTCGTGACGGTTGCGGCAAGGTTCGCGCCCTCGGTCACGCGCACAACGACAACGGCTGCCCCAGCTTGGTCGAGGATGCCGTCGAGCGCGTTGGGAAGCGTGCCGGTCGCGCCTGCGCGGGCTGCCAGGGTGCGAGAGCCGCTCACCAAGACGGGCGTGTTGAGCGGGAAAGCCTCGTTTTTGCCGTCCTCAAGAAAGGTCATGTTTGTCACGAGCACAACGCCCGCGCCGGTCGAGGTCGCCACGTTGGCGGCGGTGACAAGCGCGTTTGCTGCGGTGTTCGCTGCGATGGCCGCAATAAGCAAGGTGCCCGTGGTGGTTACGGTGCCGGTTGGGCCGGTCGCGAGGTTCACCGTGATGAGGTCGCCGGACACGCTTACGGAGAGGGTCGCTGAGTTCGCCATCGGATTGCGAAAGCGCACGGCTGTTTTGTTCCCAAGCTCGCCGGTCTTTTTGGAAGTGAAAAGAATCCCGTTGTTTGCCGCTGCCGTGCCGATTGTCAGCGTGGCTTTTACCTCGGCCTCCGCTGCGGGCGCGGTGCCGATGAGGCCGATGACGGAGCTTGCAACGGTTCGGATGGGGCGCGGGCCGTCGAGGATTTCGAGAACCTCGACGCCGTGAAGAAATTGTTCGGGCATGGTGAGAATTTATTCGGCTTCTTCGATGGGGTCTTGTGCGCGTTTGCCCGCCAGCTTTGCGCGGCGCTCTGCGGCCTCGGCTTCAAGGCGTTCGATTTCCGCGAGTTCTGCGAGGCGCTTCTTTTCCTCGAAGGGGCTGCCCGCAAACGCGAGGAGCTGCGCCACTTCGGACCATTCGCCGGATTCAGCGGCCTGCGGGACGAGCACGGCGGCTCGTTCGAGGATCTGCTTTTGGAATGCTTCGTTGGCTTCCACTTGCTCAAGCGCGGCTTTGGCCTCGGCCTTGGCTGCATCGCGTTCGGCGCTGAGTTTTGCGAGCGCCTCGGCGTTCTCTGCGGTGAGTTTTTCGGAGGCCGATTTGAGGGCGTCGGCGTGCGCGGCTTTCTGGGCGTCGTCGTAGGCGACAAGGGCGCGCTGAATGTCGGACGCAAGCTGCGGGTGGTTGGCGATGGTGTCCGCGACGGCTCCGTAGTGTTTGCCGTCAACCAGGACGCTGTGCGGGGACTCGGTGGTAATCATATGGCGTTAAAAACGAAGAGGTCTATTGAGCGGGTGCCTGCGTTTATGGAAGCGGCGGTCGGGTTGTGATACATGACGGAAACGGTGTCACCGGTTGCGACGTAGCCGCGAACAATCAAATTGAAAGGCGAGCCGTCGCCGACCTGAACTATTGCGCCAGCGATTGCACCCGTGACGGTCGAGGTGAGCTCCAGAAACGCGCCTGCCGCAAGCGTGCCGATATTGTGGCTCACCGTAGCTTTGAGGACGCTGATTAACGGAACGCCCGCCGCGCCGATCTTCAGCGGCGCGTCGATTTGTAGCGGGGAGCTGTCGCTCCGCATCCCGCAACGAAAGATTGAGCGCCCTGCGCCTGTGCTCCCTGTCCCGGTGAAATAGAAATTCCCATCGACGGCTGCGACCATGTAAGGCGTCGTCCCGCTTTGGTCCGTGAATATCAGCGCCCCATTGTTTACGAAGCGGATGTTTCCATTCACCGACAATTTTTCCGGCGTGGATGTCGTCCCGATTCCCACGTTGTTTCCGCCTGCTGCTCCTGTGAGGAAAAGCACCGGCGCATTGACGTTGCTTCCGTTTGTTGCGCCCAGCGCCACGCCGTAATTCAGCCCCGCCGGGTTGAACTCGATAAACCCCTGGGGCGTCGTGTCGGTGAACTGCTGCAAGCGCGTGGTGGTCGTGGTCCAATCGCCGCCCGTGGAGTTCCGCACCTGTAAAAGGCGGAGCGTCGAGTTGTTCCCGTTGCTCCACTCTGCCCGGAAAATCTCAGCGGTTGAAAAGGCTGGAGAAGCAACCACGCCTCCGCCGACATGGAGCTTGGCCTGCGGCGCGCCTTGGCTGATCCCGCAGTTGTTGTTCACGTCCCACGTTGCGAGCGGAACGCCGACGTTCTCCGCGTCGTTTGTCCGCGCAAGGCCGACGGTTCCGCTTGTCTCCACGTAAGCCCGGAGGCGTTTCTTGTCCGTGGGCGCGGAGTTGTTCGCGAGCTGCACGTAGGGATAAACGCCGTCCGTGATGCGAAGCGATTTCAAGCTCGGCTCATTTGTCCACGATGCCGTGGAGCCGTTCGTGGCGAGGAGCTTGCCCGCGTGCCCGGTCTGCTCCGGGAGCGTTGAGGTGGAAAACGAAAGCGACGGCGACGGGTTCGTCTCTACTGTGACGTTGATCTCGGGCATGGGTCAGCGTGTTACCTGCGGCGAAAGCGTGACGGCCCCTTGCACTACGCGGACAAGCTCGCCGGTCGTCAGGGTCATGAGCACGTCGTAGACGGCGGACGCGAAACGGAGGTTGCGCGTTTGCGCGGCGGTGAGAGAGAACGTGGCGCGTCCGGTCGTCTCGATGTCCTTTGTCACGGTGAACTCTTGGAGGATCTCTTGACTTGCCGCCGTGGGCCGGATCTGTGAGGCGAGCGTCACGCCCGTCAGCGAGAGCGGGCTTCCTCCGGCGTCGAAAAAATTCAGGGCAAACGAGAACGTCGCGCCCTGGTTGATTTCTAGGTTGTAGGTCTGCGCGGCCATTTAGAATTTGATGAAAAACGGGAATGCGACGTTGCGCGGGCGCGTCTCGGTTCCACCGTTGGAAGATGTAGTGTAACCGTTGAAGGAAGAGCCGCCACCGTGTGATGTCACTGCGTAGAAATTAAAAACGCCCTGCCCAGTATTGGAGGCGCTTGTAGTGAACGCGCCGACGTTGTGGTTGTGCGCCTCTAACATGTCGGCTTGTGCTGAGCCCAAGACGCGCCCGGTGTCCGCTGCGCGTCCTTCGTCAAGGCCTCGGATGAACTCGCCGCGAAGGTCGGGGACGTTAAATGTCGTTGAGCCGTTTCCGACGCCGTAGGTCGTGCCCACTTTGGCGAAGAGGGAGGCGTAGGTGGTGCGGGAGACTGCCTGCCCGTTGCATTTCAGCCAGCCTGTCGGCTCGGTCGTCTGCGGGAATGTGGTAATCATCCCCAGCAAAAGCCCGTCGATGTATTGCTTTGTCGCGGCGTGAAGCGCGGCGGTCGGGTCCGCTGGCAACGTCAGCGGGCCTGTCATCGTGTCGCCAGCCTTGTTGAGCTTGAGGGCGTCTGCTGCGTCCGTGTAGGCTTTCGTGGCCG